AAGAAACTGTCTGCTAAATAAGAATGAAGGAGTGACCATGCCCACATACAAATTTCGTAATACAGAAACAAATGAGATCTTCGAGAAGGTTATGAAGATGTCCGAACTAGATTCTTACAAACAACAGAATCCTACTCATGAGTCATATATCGACTCAGCCCCACCAATAGCAGACGCAGTTAGGATTGGTGCTAGAAAGAAAGATTCTGGTTTCAAGGAGGTACTGCAACGCATCCACGAAAAGACCCCAGGAAGTCAACTCAATCAAACATCATCACAAATATAACAACTAGGGAGTTTGCATGGCTCGTAAACCAAATGCAGCACTAAAAGTTGTAGACAATGAAATCAGTGAGCCAATCAATCAAAGAAGAACACCAACGAATCATCTTAAACTTAGGTTAGATGATCTAAAGACATTTGATCCGTTAACTGAAAATCAAAAAATCTTCTTTGATGCATACAAACGTGGAGATTATTTCGTAGCATTACATGGAGTAGCGGGAACTGGCAAAACTTTTATTGCTCTGTATAAAGCAATAGAAGAAGTCCTTGACAAAAACAATCCATTCAACAAAATAATTGTAGTTCGTTCTGCTGTTCAATCAAGGGAGATCGGTCATCTACCTGGAGATGTGGCAGAGAAGATGGAAATCTATCAACAACCATATAGGCAAATTTGTGAAACATTATTTGGTAGAAGAGATGCTTGGGATAGACTTGAAGAACAAGGATTCATTCAATTTATTTCTACGTCGTTTATTAGGGGTATGTCTTTTGACGACGCTATTATTATTGTAGATGAAATGCAGAACATGAACTTTGAAGAGATCGATACGGTAATGACACGTGTCGGTTATCGCTCAAAGATTATATGGTGTGGTGACTATCGCCAAACAGACTTACGTAAGAACAATGATAAGTCTGGCTTGCTGAAATTTTTTGATATCGCCCAACATATGGGCGCTTTCACTAGGGTAGAATTTACCGTTGATGATATCGTGAGAAGTTCTTTGGTTAAGGATTACATCTTGGCTAAATTAAAATACGAAGACATTAACGAGGGAACCAAATGATTACAGGAGAACAATTCGCTCACCTATTTCCAAGAGCGCAAGATCCACAGTCGTGGGCTAATTCAATGAATAATGTATTTCCAACATATGAGATTAATACACCACAGCGTATTGCTGCTTTCGTAGCGCAGTGTGGACATGAGTCTGGTGGTTGGACAGTATTTGAAGAGAATCTTAATTATTCAGCAAAAGGATTGATGGGTATCTTCAAGAAGTATTTCCCAACAGAAGATCTCGCTAATCAATACGCAAGACAACCAATGAAGATCGCTAATCGTGTTTACGCAAATCGTATGGGCAATGGACCAGAAGATTCTGGCGATGGTTGGTTGTATCGCGGTCGCGGACCAATTCAATTAACTGGAAAATCAAACTACATGGCATTCGCTAAAGAAATGTTTGAAGATTGGGAGAATCTCTTTCAGAATCCTGACTGGGTAAATGCCGATCGCGAATTTGCGCTTATGTCTGCTATTTGGTTTTGGAATAAGAACAAACTAAATCGCGAAGCAGATGCTGGCGATATTAAAACAATGACACGCAAGATCAATGGTGGCTTTATTGGACTTGAAGACCGTATTAAACATTACAATGAGGCGATACATTTATTGCACGGATAATGAAAAACTTTATACATCATGATATACCCAAACTTGAACGTAAGACTGGACCCGATGGTAAGCGAGTGTACTCTACGCCATCGGGTAAATCATATCCATCAGTCACTACCGTTACATCGTTACTTGGGAAACAAGCAATTATGGAGTGGCGCCAACGAGTCGGTGAAGAGGAAGCCAATAGAATCTCCTCCAGAGCCGCACGTCGAGGAACCGCAATGCATACCTTGTGTGAAAACTATCTCCGTGGAACCCTTGTTGAACCAGATCCATTTGACTATGACATGTGGAAATCCATACAACCTATTGTCGACAAAATAGATAATATACATGCATTAGAAACACCATTGTACTCTGACCATCTAGAAGTTGCGGGGACCGTTGACTGTATTGCAGAGTATGAAGGCAAACTCTGCGTTATAGATTTTAAAACAAGCAAGAGAGTTAAACGACGCGAGGACATTAAGAATTACTTTATGCAATGTTCTGCGTATGCCGTGGCATTTGAGGAACTGGTTAAGATTCCAGTTTCGAGACTGGTAATTATCATGGGTGTTGATGACGAAGAACCCATCGTCTTTAATGAGAAACGAGATTCTTGGATTGGCGACTTTGTAGAGTTGCGAGATTCCTATAGAAAAATGTTTGACATTTAAATAAATACAACGTATAATTAAAGAATTGCTGTATGAAACGATGTGAAAGATGTTGCGGACTCGGGTTCGATTCCCGACACCTCCACCAAAAGCATACTGTTGCAGACCCTAACGAAGGCACTTGATTAAATCAAGAATAGTATGTTTCTGATGGGGGTGAACAGGAAATCGATTGACAGTAAAGTATCTCTAAAGGCTACCCGACACAGAGAGTCGTAAAAAGTAAACAACGTAAACGCAAACGACGAACAGTTCGCATTAGCAGCCTAAACACTGCTTAGGGTTTCGGTAGGTTTCCTCGTAACAGAATAACCTACCACGAATTAGTAAGTCTTTGCTACACAACAGCAACCGATACCCATAGGTATCTTGTACTGTGATGATAGTGACGAACTGATGTTAGATGTTATCTTAACTTTTATAAAAGGAAATAAAATGAAGACAGTATTAGCCGCAGCATTAATGACAATAGCAACAGTTTCTTTTGCAGCTGAGCCAGCAAAGAAAGATGCAAAGCCAGCAGCAGCCGCAGAACAAAACTGTGTGAAGAAGGATAAAGATGGTAAGTGCCCACCAGCACCAAAGGGTGACAAGCCAACACCAAAAGCACCAGCTAAGAAAGAAGAAGCAAAGAAATAATATTGCCTAAATAATATTACACAGAGGGTTGGTAGAACCCTACAAAACTACCATTTACACACATCACACAAAAGGAGAAGTAAATGTCAAACTTGACACCGTTCGAGATTCGCCTTGAACTACTAAAAATGGCGAAAGAAATGTTAGAACAAGATTATTATGCTCATCGTGAACGTATCACTAACGAATGGTCTATGCGAGTAGACCTAGCCAAAATAAATGGCGGTGAAATGCCAGATCATCCTGGTTTCCCTCCATACCCTTCTGAATCCGATGTTATCGCGAAAGCGCAAACTCTAAACGGATTTGTTTCAAACATCCAACAAACTACAATAGAAAAGACTAGCAAAAAGTCCCTTTGATTGGATTGGTGGGCGTTCGCGTCCACCTAATTAAGGAGATCGATATGCGATCAAAATTAATAATTCTTTCATTAATACTTGCAGCGATACCAGTGGCAGTATCACTAGCAATGACTCAGTATATGCCATCTAAATTATTACAAGTTGAATATACTCAACTAACTAGAGACGCGCAGCGACAAATTGATTGTCTGGCTGCAAACATTTATCACGAAGCAGCAACTGAGCCACGTGATGGCAAGATTGCTGTGGGATTAGTTACTCTTAACAGAGTATATGACGAACGATATCCAAAAGATATCTGCGGTGTGGTTAAACAAAAGACTAACCATACGTGTCAGTTTACGTGGTATTGTAAAATGCCTTCTGTAAGAAGTCAAGATCTGTATGAGCAGGCGAAGGATATAGCTCTTCATGTCTATGCTAATTACGAACGAATGGCTGATTTTACTAATGGAGCACTGTTTTATCATGCAGATTATGTTAATCCACGTTGGCGTGGGCTTGAACGAACAGTTGTTATTGGAAGACACATTTTTTATAAAGAAAAGAATTGATGATGTTAGATAAATTAAATATTCAACTGAAGTCAGGTAAAGATTCACGTCATTCGTTTTATCTTTTAATGGAAGATATTACATTGGCGAGTTGCAAACCAGCCGTTGAGTGGGTTCTTGATATGAACTTTCAGGAAGAACTTCCTGATATGTTAAATCTGGTTATCTGTTCTCCAGGTGGAGATTTAAATGCTACATTCGCTTTGATAGATACTATGCGAGGTTCATCAATCCCAATTAGAACAATTGGTCTTGGTCAAATTGCCTCAGCTGGATTATTATTGTTCATTTCTGGTACGAAGGGACAACGTATTCTTACACCGAATACTTCTATTCTTTCTCACCAGTATTCGTGGGGTGCTTTCGGTAAAGAGCACGAATTGTTTGCGCAAGTTAAAGAGTATGATTTGACAACCAAAAAGATGATTGCGCATTACAAGAAGTGTACTGGTTTATCGGAAGCAAAGATAAGAGAATTGCTTTTGCCACCGCAAGACGTTTGGTTGTCTGCGCCAGAAGCAAAAAAGTTAGGAATCTGCGACGATGTTAAGGATCTTAAGTAACTATTTAAAATACTCAGGACTTTGGATAGGGATTGTAGTAAATCCTGTCCATTGGGATTTTCGTTTCACAACAATGCAACCAGATGATTTGAATCCAAATATTCATGGCTTTTTTATTTCTGTTGGACCGCTATGGATAAGAGGGAGTGTCGATGATGGATCTTGGTAAAATTAAGGAGATTATGATGAGAGAACTTGCTTTGTTTATTTCAATTTCAGTTGTATTAGTTTCATGTATTATATCTCTTGCATGGTATTATGTACACAAAGATGCAAGCATGAAGACCAACATTGATAATGCTATTGCAAAAGGTATTGACCCGATTGCTGTAAGATGTGCCTACAAGTCTGAGTCGGACATTGTATGCTCGGTTTACGCTGCAACTCATGGAAACACTCCAACCACCTCCTCGAGGAAGGAAAAATAAGGGTCTCCAGGGGGTTTACTTTAATTCAGAAATAGGGTATAATTGAGTTATGTACTTGATGAAGGAATATACTATGTTACTTTATACTACTGTTGGCAAGTCGAAGAAACGTAAACCCAATGCAAAGCAGCGAGAGTTGCAAGCAGACTGGGAACTGATGGTTAAAAAACATGCACCGAAGACCTCTAAGAAATCAGTTTCGATGAGTGCCGATGCATGTTTTCTTGGGAAACCTGCTCGTCGGGAGACGCCTAATATCCCAAGTTTGCCATTCACAGGTGGACCATGTACTAAAAAAGAACAACAGATGTATACTGGTACTGCCATGAAGGGTATCGGCACTTTGCACAAATCAAATGCCGTACCTATCTTTACTGACGAAGAGGCGGTCGATATCGCCAAGATGAGGAGATAATATGTCAGAATTCTGTCAGCATTGCGTTGAACTATCAACAAGAATAGAACTGCTTAAGCAGCAGCACTATAAAGAAATGCAATGTATGAAAGAAAAACTATCCGATGCACATCAACTGTACAAACGTGTACACGATGAGAATGAAAGACTTAATTTAGATTTAGCATTTTATGATAAGAAAGTAATTTCCAATGATTAACCTAAGTGATTATACCATGCGAGAACTAGAGGATCTTAGAGATAAGAAGATTATCGAAAAGATGAAACTGGACAAGTTCTTCAGTATGTTTCTATCTGCGTATGAGTTGGATGCAGATGACGATGTTGATGCGAGCCCAGTCTGGAAACTCTACAAACAGAAACTCAAAGAGTATCAAAATGTAGAGAATACTATTAACCGAACCAAATTTTACATAGATCAAAAATGTTTAAAAGCGCAAACGAATTTTCGTTATACATAGAAAAAATAGTAGCAGAAAAGAGAACATCTTACATGGATGCTGTCTTAGAATACTGCCGAGAGAACTATCTTGAGCCAGATGATGTAGCCAGATATATAACTAAATCGCTCAAAGATAAAATCGAGATGGATTTTAGAGAACTTAATTACTTACCTAAACAAGCACAACTTGATGCATAATGGACGGATTTAAAGCCTATAAGTATTACATGGCTATTAAACTGCATTTCACGAAAGACGGTTTCGATGTGTTTAAGAACCGAGGAAATGTCAAAGGTACACGTGAAGCATTTAATGCCAGAAATGATTCTTATCTGTTTGAGAAACTTGCAAGAAAGTTCCCAGTCGATAAAGATTTGATTCAGTTCTATGTTGCAAATTTTGCATATAGTAATGAGTATTCCCTAGATTCCTTTTCGGATTCTTTGGACAATCTTATGGAATGGACTCGCCGCAAGCAATCGATCACAAAGATCTTCTCAGATGATTGCTCCAGGATTCTTATGTACAAACACAAAGAAAAGCTGAGCGAGAAACAGATATTTTACTTTACTAATATTCAGTATCCAGGTATACTTAAGATGTTCCTTGGAAAACAAATCTCCATTGAATCTGTTGCAATAATGGACAGCTACATGAAACTTCTTGAGAACTGGAAACAAAATTCTTCTATGCTCCTGCTCTGGGAAACTGATATACGGAGGATAGAGAAATTGGGTGGATTCATTAAGTTCGATAAAAAGAAAATTGAATCTGTTATCAAAAACTTTGTAGACGAATTAAAAGATTAATCATGGGTAAGACTTACACTCGTCAAGCGAAAAAATTTGACGATGATTTTTCCAGTGGGCGTTCTGGAAAACATAGTAGACATGCCATGGGAAGAAAAACCCACGGTATGAAAACGCTAAATAGTTATGTTGAAGAAAATTATGAAGTAGAAGAAGTTGTAGAACTTGAAATAGATGAAGTACAAAAACAAACTAATTAATACCACGTTCATACTACGTTTATACGAAAGGAAATATAATGGACATTCAAGCACTACGTAAAATGCGCAACTCGGACTTCAGCAAAATCGCTGGTGAGTTTGAGAAGATTGCGAATCCCGAAACAAGTAACACAAAGTCTTACGTCGATGATCGCTTCTGGCGGTTAGAGGGTGATAAGGCAGGTAATGGCACAGCAACACTTCGCTTCTTACCTAAGCATGACGAAGACGAACTTCCATGGGTTAAGATTTTTAGTCATGGTTTTCAAGGACCAACAGGTAAGTGGTATATCGAGAACTCTTTGACTACTCTTGGCGAAAACGATCCAGTCGGTGAACTAAACTCACGTCTATGGAACTCTGGCGTTCAAGCCAATCAAGATATTGCTCGCAAACAAAAGCGTAAACTAAGTTTTATTGCTAATGTTCTTATCGTTTCCGATCCAAAGCATCCAGAGAATGAAGGTAAGGTCAAACTGTTTAAGTTTGGCAAGAAAATCTTTGATAAGATTATGGATAAAGCACGTCCAACATTTGAAGATGAGAAACCAGTCAATGTCTTTGACTTCGATGCTGGTGCCAACTTCAAACTGCGTATGCGTAAGAAAGATGGTTATGCTAACTATGACGAATCAGTGTTCAGTGAACCTGGACCAATTGGTACAGATCAAGAAATTGAGAATGCACTGAATGGGCGTTATAAACTGTCTGAGTTTGTCGACCGTAAAAACTTCAAGTCTTATGACGAACTCAAGAAAAAACTTGAGGAAGTTTTATCTGGTGACAGCTACGTATCTAAATCTGCTGCAAGTATTGCTGAAGAAGAAGACCGTCCAGTGGCAGCTGCGCCAAAGATTTCTTCTAAGCCAGCACCAACTATGAAGTCAGTTGATTCTGATGAAGATGACGATGATGTTATGTCTTATTTTGAAAAGATAGCCAAGGAAGGCTAAAGAGAATGGGGAGTTTCGGCTCCCCATTTTTTATGTGTATCTGTCGCGAAGGTATGAATTGACAGATGCTTCTTGATTACGTATTGGTGTTGGAACTGTATTAATTTGTTTTGTAGTATTATTCACTGGTGCGTTAACAACTGTAGTGCTGTTATCATTTCCACCGAACGACTCTCCACTTCCTGCGAAGTTTTCTGCAGACTTACCATAAACATCTGGGTTTCTTCTATTAGCTGATAGATCAGCCGTATCAGAATTAATTCCATCAAAACTTTCTGCAGGTTTTGAAGACATGAGGTCAGCTGTATCAGCATTCGTTCCCTTGAAACTATCTGCAGGTTTTCCTTCTGCAGCTTTCGCTGGTGCTGCAACAGCGCCACCTTCGTTTTTATATTTCGCGACAGCCTTCTTCCCTTCTTCTGTCTTTTCGAATCCTGCCAATTGTTTATCGTTTAGTTTTTGTCCTTCATTAGAGTTAGTCTCATAGTCTTTTATCTGTTTATAGATTTTATCTTCTTCAGACATGTTCTTCATGTTCTGTGCTTCATCTTGTATCTGGGCTAATCC